GTCTCCCTCCGGTGTTCGCGAGTTAGCAACAGGGGTATAGACCAGTCAGGGGTAGGGCAATATGACGAAACGCAATGCACGGCCGACCCAAGCGGTTCAGGAGGCTATCGACCTCGGGGCGCTCGTCGCTGACCCGGCGAACCGGCGGACGCACCCTGACCGGAACCTCGCGATGGTCAAGGCGTCCCTCGAGCACGTCGGCGCCGCTCGGTCGATCGTGATCGACGAAGACGACGTCATCCTCGCGGGGAACGGTGTCACGCGCGCTGCTGTCGCCGCCGGAATTACGAGTGTGCGCGTGATCGAGTCGGCCGGCGACGAGCTGATCGCGGTACGCCGCCGCGGCTTGACGCCTGAGCAAAAGCGCGCGCTCGCGCTCTACGACAACCGCACGGCGGAATTAGCCGAGTGGAATTACGAGCAGCTCAGCGCCGACAAGGACGCGGGGCTCGAGTTTCAGCCGTTCTGGACGGACGCTGAGGAGGCGATCGTGCTCGGCACGCCCACTAAAGCCGACTGGAACGGGATGCCCGAATTCGACCAAGCGGACGCGACCGCGTTTCGCACGATCAAGATCCACTTTGCGACGCAGGCCGCCGTCGATGCGTTCGCGGCGCTGCTCGATCAGCCGGTGACCGACAAGACGCGCTATCTCTGGTATCCGCGCGTCGAGCCCGAGTCCGTCGCGGACCTGCACTACACCGCGCCGCCGGAAGTGCCCGCGCCGTGAACCCGCAATTTCCGCTCTACATCCCGTCGAAAGGCCGCGCCGACTCGCGGCTGACCATGCGCGCGCTCGACGCGATGCAGGTCCCGTACTCGGTGATCGTAGAAGCGCAGGAATACGACGCGTATGCCGCCGTGATCGACGCGCGCAAGCTGCTCGTCCTCGACCCGCAGTTCCAAGCCGACTATGACCCCTGCGACGAGCTCGGCGCGACGAAGAGCAAGGGCCCTGGCCCCGCGCGCAACTTCGCGTGGGCGCACGCGCTCGCGCACGGGCACGCGTGGCACTGGGTCATGGACGACAACATCCGCCGCTTTCAGCGATTGAATCGCAACTACAAAATCACGGTCACTGACGGCACGATCTTCCGGTGCATGGAGGATTTCTGCCTCCGCTACGCGAATCTCGGGATGGCGGGGCCGGCCTACGACTTCTTCACGAAACGGAAGGTCAAGCTGCACCCAGTCATCATGAATACGCGGATCTACTCCTGCAATTTGATTCGCAACGACCTGCCGTTCCGCTGGCGGGGGCGCTACAACGAAGATACGGACTTGTCGTTGCGCATCCTGAAGAGCGGCTGGTGTACGGTGGAATTCAACGCCTTTCTCCAACAGAAGGCGATGACGCAGACGGTCAAGGGCGGCTGCGACGCTGAATTTTACGCGCGCGAGGGGACGAAGCCGAAATCCGAGATGCAGGTCAAGCTGCACCCCGACGTCTCGCAGCTCGTGTGGAAGTTCGGCCGCTGGCATCATACGGTCGACTATCGCCGGTTCCAGAAGCACAACCGCCTCGTGCTGCGCCGCGGCGTCACGATCCCGCGCGGCGTCGACGACTACGGCATGACGCTCGTCCGGAGTACCGAGTCATGACGATTCGGGGAACCAAGCCGAAGCCGACCGCGCGCAAAAAGCTCGAGGGCAACCCCGGCCATCGCCCGCTGAATCCCCACGAGCCCGACTTCGCGCCGGTCGCCGAGGCGCCGCCGCTCGAACTGGCCGCCGACCCGCTCGCCGTCGCGGAGTGGGTGCGCCTGATGCCGTTGCTGCAACGCGCGCACGTCATCACGGAGGGCGATCGCGCGTCACTGCTCGCGCTCTGCCAGCAGTGGAGTCGCTACCTGACGGCGAATGGGTCCGTGTCGAGTAAAGGCATGGTCGTCCGCTCGCCGAGTGGGTATCCGATGCCGAATCCCTACATCGGCATCGCGAACAAGGCGCTCGGGAATTGCGTGAAATTGTGGGTCGAGCTGGGCCTGACCCCGAGCGCGCGGACGCGCGTGCAGACCGCGCCAGGCACCGGCGGCGCGACGTTTGATGACGCCTTCGCGGAATTCGACGACCCGCCCCAGGCGGCGCACTGATGAAGAGCAGCAGCCATCCGACGACCGACGATCGTTACCTGCGACTCGCGGAGCTGGCCGAGTATGCGTCGCTCTCGGTGCGGACGCTCCAGCGGTGCATCGCCGACCCGGTCCATCCGCTCCCGGCGCATCGCGCGCTCGGCCGGACGGTGCTCGTGCTCCGAAGCGACTTCGATCGCTGGCTCCGCGAGCATCGCGCGACCGCGTCGAGCGTCGACTTCGGCGCGCTGAGCGACGACGACCGGCGCATCCTCAGCGAACGCGCCGGTTACGCGATTACGAAGTCGGGTAAGTGATGCCCAGGCTGCCATTTACCAGCGCACATGCTTAGTTGCTTTCATATGATACTCGTGCTACACTAGTCTTTAGTGAGTCGCGGCAATGACGCTGCGACGTCACGAGAAGGCGAGACACAACGACATGAGTCGAGACATTGCTATCCGGGACCTGATCGAACAACTGGAGGACATTGCACAAGAGTACGACGACAACGTAATCGTTCGCATGGCGCAGCAACCCTCGTGGCCGTTTGAATATTCGATCACGGACGTCGCGATCGTGTTGCCAACGAAGAAGGCGACGGCTCAGGGCGATCCGGTCCTGTGCTATCTGGGCGAGGGGCAGCAGCTCGGGTATCTGCCCGGCAAGGCTGCCATCGCTCTCGGCTGGCGCAACGGCAGCGACGACGACGACGAGGACGACGTCGTCGAGACGGCCGGCGAAGGGGGTGCGCGATGAATTCCTCTCGCGAGACGTACGCGGCACTCTTCGAGGCGCTCGGGCGCGTGGACGAGGAGGTCGAACAGGCCGAGGCTGCGCTGACGATCGCCACGACCGCCCAGCATCGCGCGCGGGCGCGGGTGTGGGACGCGATTCACACGACGACCGACGCGCAGCTCAGCGCGCTCAGCCTCGAAGAGGAAGTCAAGAAACTCCAGACGCTGGTGCTGGAGTTGACGGCGAAGCTGAAGGGAGGCGCGTGATGAAGAGAGATACGACACGGATTGCGGAGCTGAACGATCTGGCCCGCACGGCGATGGGCGTCGCCGGGCGGGTAATCCAGACCGCAGGCATTACTGCCTTGCCCTCACAGGCGCAGTCGAGCATACGGGAACGGGTGGAGTTGTTCAACGACTTCACGCCGGACAACGACCCGTATGGCGAGCACGATTTCGGCGCCTTCGACGTCGCGGGCACGCGCGTCTTCTGGAAAATCGACTACTACGACGCGGCGCTCGAGTACGGCAGCGAAGACCCGAGCGACCCGCGTCAGACGACGCGGGTCCTCACGATCATGCTGGCGGAGGAGTACTGAGATGGCTACGACTGACTTCGTCATCACGATCACGATCCCCTGCCGCGCGGACATTCCCGAGCATGTGCAGCAGTGGATGAGAGACAGCATCGCAGCCCACGCGACAGAAGAATTCGGCCGCCAGTTCGATCCCGACTGGGTGACACCCCGCTGGGCGGGGCGGCCGCTCCTGAAGGGTGCCGAAGCGACCGTGACCGGAGGCGTCCGGCAGGCTGGTGACCGATGACCCCTGACACTGAGACACTAGCGCCCCCCGTCGTCGGGCCGCCGCGGGCGAAGCGCCAGCCGGCGAAGATTCTGCGCGGCTACTCACGCGCGTTCACCCCGCACGGCGACACCGGCAAGCGGTATTTACTCGACAAGATCCCGGCGGGCCTCTGGTCCGCCGTCCGCGCCCGCGCGAAGCGGGAAGGCGTCTCGCTGCGTGCGCTGATCTTGCAGCTCCTGACCGCCTGGGTCGCGCGCCCGGAAGGAGAACCCTGATGGCTCGCCCACAATCGAACGCGATGACGGTGGACTACGACGCGCCGCGCGGCGCGCACGGGCTGAGCGCGCACAAGGTGAGCTGGTTCACCGGGCCGGCCGGTGACCGGCAGCAGCATCGGAAGTACTTCGCGACGCGTGCGGACGCGGACGCGTTCAAAGCCCGCCACGACCGGCTGCTCGCACAAATCCTGCCGGCACCCTCGAGCCCGCCGCCGCTGCCGAGCCGCAGCGACGACGGCGACGGTCCGATCTCGTATCGGCGCTTCGCTGAGACGTGGCTGGCCGACATCATCGAGCGCCGCAAGCCGGCGACGAAACGATCGTACGAAGGACTCCTCAAACTGCACGTCTACCCCCATCTCGGCGACACGCTCGTCACCGACGACACGCTGAGCGTGTCCGAGGTCGTCCACGTCGTCACGAAGCGCGCACAGGCGGGCGTCAAATGGGGCACGCAGAAGGCGATTCTGCGGGTCCTCAGCTCGTCGCTTCGGTGGGCCGTGAAATCGAAGCGGCTGCGCGTGAATCCCGCGCTCGGACTGCTGAAGGACTTGAAGGACGACAGCGGCGACTACGTCGAGCCGGAGCCGAACCCGCTCACGCCGGAGCAGGCCACCGCGTTTCTGCACTGGCTCGCGACCGGCGCTGTCGTCGGCGCGCCGACCGATCGCGCGGTCGACGGGCCGAAGCTGCGCGGCGGGCAATTGCGCTCGCGCGGGTATCCGGAGTGGGTCGCCTACTTCCTGACGCTGCTGCGAACCGGGATGCGGCGGGGCGAAGCGGCGGCGCTGAAGTGGGACGCCGTGTATCTCGACCGCGTCGAGCGCGGGCACCCAAAACCGATCGTCCGCCTAGAGGCGAGTTACTCGCCGTCAGCGAAAGCGGCCGGGAAGCATAGCGACGGCACCCTGAAGGGCAAGCGGGCGCATGACGTCGACCTCAGCGCCGAACTCGTCGACGAGCTGCGCGAGTTCGCGCGCACGCGCCGGGCGGACGCGCTCAAGGCGCGGCGTCAGGTGTCCCCGTACGTGTTCGTCACCGCGCGCGGGAAGCGCGTCCTCTCCGACTTCGCGACGGCCGAGCGCGTCTTCGAACGGGGCATGGCGGCGCTTGGGCTCGTCCATACGATCCACGACCTCCGCGACACATTCGCGACGTCCCAGCTAATCAGCGGGGCGCCGTTGCTGTGGGTGTCGTCCATGCTCGGGCACCGTGACCCGAGCACGACGCTGCGGCGGTATGCCAGGTGGGTGCCCGGCCAGCCGGACGGCTATCGCTACGCGTCGGCGCTCGACTCGCCAACGCGCGCGAAACTCCGGTAAGTGTTTCTTGCAATATCTTGCACTGAATCTTGCACTGAGGGGCCGAATTGCAGACGCGCCGTCGTCGTAAAGTGTTGAATCTAAAGTGGAGCCGGCGACGTGACTCGAACACGTGGCCTGCTGATTACGAATTATCACGGAGTCGCGCAGATTATTCAGTAAATCCGCGCGAGTGCCAGAAACACCGCGACAGCTCGCGACACGAGCTGTCGGCACTTACCGTCGGCGTCGCCCGCGTCGAGCTGCGCGGCCACGCCCCCCTGCTCCCGGCGTGTGCTCAGACCCTCACCGGGGCCGTCTAGGCGCCTGCCGTGAACTCGATCGATCGCTACGCCGCGGCGGTCGTCGCGGGCAAGGTGCCGGCCGGCATGTATCACCGCCTGGCCTGCGTGCGCCACCAGCGGGATCGGGCCCGCGAGGGCACGCGCGCCTTCCCCTACCGCTTCGAGCTCGGGCGCGCCGAGCGGTTCATCCGGTTCGCGTCGAAGCTTCGCCACTACAAAGGCCAGTGGGCCGGGCAGCCGATCGTCCTCCGGCCACATCAGGAGTTTCGGCTCGGGTCGCTCTTCGCCTGGGTGCACCGCGACACCGGCCTCCGCCGCTTCCGGACGGCGTATCACGAGCTGCCTCGCAAGAACGGGAAGACCTTGGAAAGTGCCGTCGTCGCGCTCTATGTGGCGTTCTTCGACCACGAAAATGGGGCCGAGGGGTACTGCATCGCGACGAAGCGCGAGCAGGCGAAGATCGTCTTCAACGACTGCGCGCGCCTCACGAAGTCGAGCGGCCTGCGCGCCCGGATCGCCATCCTCAAAGCCAACCTGCACCGCGACGACACGGCCTCGAAGCTCGAGCCGCTCGGCGCCGACCGCGACTCGACCGACGGCCTCAACCCGCAGGTCGTCATCATCGACGAGGCGCATGCGATGAAGCACCGCGGGCTGATCGACGTCATGGAAACGGCGACCGGCGCGCGGCAGCAACCGCTGATCAACTGGATCACGACCGCGGGGACCGACCCGTTCTCGCCGTGCGGGTATCAGCACGACTACGCGTGCAAGGTGCTCGACGGTGTGATCGCCGATGAGACGCTCTTCGCCTTCATCGCGCACGCTGACGTGGACGACGACCCGTGGGAGGAGGCGACCTGGAAGAAGGCCAACCCCAATTACGGCATCTCGGTCCTGCCGGCCGACCTGCGGGCGCTCGCCTCGAAGGCGCGGCACATGCCCCCGGCCGCGGCGGCGTTCAAGCAAAAGCGGCTGAACTTCTGGGTCAATACGCTGTCGCCCTGGCTGTCGCTCGACGGCTGGCGCCGCGGGCAGACGACGACGTGGACGCTCGACGACCTCGCCGGGCAACCGTGCTTTATCGGGATCGACATGAGCTCCAAGATCGACTTGACGGCCGTCGTGCTGGTCTTCCCGCCGACCGCCACGCGGCCAGCCTGGCGGATCGTCCCCTGGTGCCTGACGCCGGAAGACACGCTCGACGACCGCGCGCACACCGACCGCGCGCCGTATCGGCATTGGCTCGCGCTGACGCGCCTCGGGCGGACGCTGCGGACGAACCCCGGCAACCGGATCGACCAGGACGAGGTCGCCGACTTAGTGCGCGAGGCCGCGGCGCGCTTCGACGTGCAGCGCATCGGGGTCGACCCGTGGAACGCTGGGAACCTCGTCAAGGTGCTCGAAGATGACGGCTTCCAAGTCGTCGAGGTGCCGCAGAACCTCCGGCAAATGAGCGACCCGGCGAAGGACTTCGAGGCCGACGTCCTCGACGGGCTGATCGATGCCGGTGGCGATCAGCTCATGACGTGGTGCGTCTCGAACGTCGTCGTCCAGCGCGACAACAAGGACAACCTCTATCCGACGAAGAAACGCAGCCGCGGCCGGATCGACCCGGTGATCGCTACGCTGATCGGGCGGAAGCTCGCGACCGCGCCCGGTGACGAGGTCGCCGAGGACCCCGAACTCGTCGTCGCCTAACGCCGCCGTTACAATCACAACAAGTGGCACGGTGTCTTGGAGTGATTGGGGAACTCCAATCGATCCAATCAGCCCAATCCATGCGAGAATGGCACACCGCGTCGGCCACCTATGCGCTTGACATATGAGTGAACCCCGTCGGCCCGGCCGCCCACCCCTCGACGCGGCGTATCCGTCTGTGAACGTGACCGTCCGGGTCCCTACCCCAAAATTCGATCAGCTCTATCAGCGCGCGCAGCGCGACCGCGTGAGCA